GGTGACGGCGCGGGTATCGTCGGTGCCCGCATCCACCTCGGCGTGCGTGGCCAGTTCGAGCACACCCGCCTCCGTCTCCGTAGCGGCTGCGGGGATGGCGGCAGCTATTTTCGCGTCGATGGCGTCATTCAGCTGCCCGTTGTACTCCTTGTTGAGCACAATCCCGGCATCTGCGATAACGCCCACCACCTCTTCCTGCACCGCATTGGCCCAATCCGCCGTGACCATGGTGGGCGGGATGCCCAGCGTGGGGCTGCCCTCGGTGAAACGGTTGTCTTCGGTGGCGCCGGGGCCGTCGATATTATGCATGGATCCTCCTGGGCTACTCCGCCCCGTAGGTAAACGTGACAATGGTATGCGCGGGCTTCTCCTTGCGGATGCCGCATTCGAGCTGCTCGTTGCCCCAGGTGCGCAGGGTTTCGCCCACGGCGCTGTGCCCTACGCAAAAGTTCCAGATGGGCACCGCAGGGGCCTGCACGGTGAACGTGTGCGGCCAATCGCCGTTGTACAGGCTGTCACCCACGGCAGACATGCCAACGCGAAACGGCCTGTACTCGCGGATGGTGCATGGGGCGTTGGCCAGCAGCGTGGCCAGCTCCGCGAAATAGGCGGGCGTCTGGGCCCCGCGCGCCGTAAGCTTCAGCACCACGGCGTCCCGCCGCTGGGAAATGGTTTCCGCGCCCTGGGTGCACGTGTCCGGCAGGCCGCACATCCGCTCCCACTCCGGTAGCAGGGCCAGCGCCTGCACGGGGTCCAGCTCCGCCAGCAGGCGGTGCGCGCTGGCGTCCAGCCGGGCAGGCTCCTGCGCCATGGCCGAAAGCAGGCTGTCCAGCACGCTGCCAGGCTCTCGCGTCCAGGCCGCTCCCTGGGGCAGCAGCTGCGCGGCCTGCGCCGCGTAGTCGTTTGCGCTGTACGGTTCCATGTGCGCCCCCTAGTCGAAGGTGATGGCGCCAAGAATCGGCATTTCGTGCGCGGCGGGCGCCACGTCCGCCACCGGGGAAAGCACCACGTGGTCCTGCTCCCCGGGTGCCAGTGAGATGGCCTCGGTGATGTGCGACAGCAGCAGCACCGCGCCCGGCTCGCTCTCGCGCGCGAACAGGTCGCGCAGCTCCGCCGTGGCCGCCGCGCGTACGGCCTCCGTGTTGGGCGTCACGCGTAGATCCACGTTGACCACCAGCGGGGTGGGCGCAAAGGCGAACACCTCTGCCGTCACCGGGCGCATGGTATCCAGGTAGGCCTGCACGTCGGCCACCAGCTCCGCCCCCGGTATGGGGCCGTCAACCGCGTCGTCGTTGACCACGGCCACGCCCACGGTCCCGCCGCCCATGTGCAGCGGGTACACCCATGCGCGCGTCACGCCGGGCACCTCCAACGCCCAGGTGATGTAGTCCGCCGCCTTGCCACCCTGCGGCGGCTCCTGGATGCGGCGCAGCACGCGGGCGCGCAGGCTGTCGTCGTCTTCCGCGTCCAGCCCGCCGATGATGCCGCCAGCCTCCACCGTGCCGGCGGACTGCACGCCGGATACCGGCGAGGTAAGCGTAAGGCTGATGCCGGTCGCCGCGTTGCCGCCCGCCCCTGCCGCCTGCGCGGCCACGGGCACGGCAGCCGCGCCGCCCGTAACGGTGGCGTCCGCCGTGCTGGTGTACAGCGCATCGTCCGCCCGGCGCAGTTCCGTGCCTGCGGGCACCACGGACCCGTTGGTGCCGGGCAGGCTGACGGCGCCAGCTGCCGCCACGGCACCCTTGCGCGTCACCCCCCAGATGCGTGCGTGTCGCTCCAGGTATTCGGCCTCTGCCGTGTCCACAAAGGGCTGCGCGGCCAGCCAGTCGTGATACCCGTACAGCATGTGGGCCTGACCGGCGGTGACGCGGGCCAGCACACCCACCACCGACCGGCGCAGGGGCGCATCGCCATCCAGCAGACGGGCGGAAAGGTCCGTCTCCGCGCGGGAGACAAGCTGGCCAAGGGACGGACGGGGATAGGGCATGGGGCCTCCGTGCTCTTAGACCGACAGGCGGTATGCGCCGGTCAGGTAGCTGTAATCAAAAGCGGAAAGTTGCGTTGTGCCGTCCACTTCAAGCGCCACCTGAAGTTGCAGCATGCCGCGCTCCGGCACCGTTGCCGTCACGGTCAGGCCATCCACGCGGTGCTCGGTCAGCAGCCATTGCAGCGCCTCTGTGGCATATTCGCGGGCGCGGGCCACCACTTCCGGCAGCTGCTTTTCGCGCCGCAGCAGCCACAGGCGCGATCCGATCTTGTCCGGCGCGCCGGTCAACCTGGGCAGGGTGGCGTCTGCCCACCAGCCCTTGCGGTCCGTCTCCCCGGCGGGCAGTTCGTCCGTGGCTTCCGCCTGCCGGTCGGTAAACAGGCTGACCACCACGGCGGTCAACAGGCCGTCGTCCGTCAACAGGTCGCCGGATGCCACGGCCAGGTCAGCGCCGGGCGTGCCGAATGCGAGCAGGATGTCCATTAGCCCCCCAGGGGCTGGTCCGTCTGGACGCCCGTGCCGTTGGACTTGTGGGTGTGGTGGCGCAGGCTGACGGCCCCGGCCTGCACGTCTGCATCGCTGGTGACGTCGCCCGTGGTGTGCAGGCTGCCCTCGATGCGGGCGGACGAAGCGCCCTCGCCCACCCCGCGAGAGGTGAACGACGGCGTATTGATGGTTGCCGACTCCGTGGCCGTGACCGCGTACCGCTTTGTCGTCATGGTCACATCCTCTTCCGCGTCCACCTCAAGGTGCAGGGTGGTGACCTTTATGCGCCGGTCGCGCATGAGGTGGATGGTATCGCCCTCGTCGGTGTAGATGGCCACCTCGCCCGGCTCCAGACTAGTGAGCCGAAAGCGCCGGTCGTCCACGGCAATGACCACGCCGTGGGCGCGGTCAGCCCCCACGAACACGGCAATGCCCTCCGCCCCCGGCAACGGGTGCGCGGTAAAGCCGTAGTTCTGGAAGCGTTCCACCCCGTCGGCCAGTTCGTCGGCCAGCAGGCCCACTTGCAGCTCCTGCATCTTGGGGCCATCGTCCACCCGGCGCACCGTGGCGCGGGCCACCATGCCGTGCAGGGCGCGGGTTATCCGCGAGGTCATGCGGGCAAAGGTCGATTGGTCCACTACCCGTTCTCCCCGTTAAGGATCCTCTGTTGCTCTTCCTTGGACAGCTGTTTTGCGTCGCCCAGCAAGTCGCCGTCGCCCTTCTTTTCCTTCTTCAGCTTCTTCTCGAATTCCTGGGCAAAGGCGCTGGGGCTGCGCAGGGTAAGCTGGGTGGTGGTGCCACCGCTGGAAATCTTGTGGACCACGCGCCCGATCATCAGGTCCTTGTCCACGCGCAGCCAGGGCAGCTGCACCCGGCACATGGCGTTCAGCGGCCAGAGCGTGCCGTCTCCCTGGCGCCAGCCCTGCACGGTGACGTCAACAGAGGCACTGCGACCGGCGCGCACGCTGGCTTCCCACTCCGCCCGGCGCTGGGCCGTGGCCGCATCCTTGGGGGCCTCGCCACTGATGATGTGCGGGCGGTACCGGCCAAGTACAGGGTCCTTGGCGGTGGCCACCACGGCGGCCACCTTGTCGCCGCTCTCGGTATCGCTGCCCTTGTTCTGGGCGAGCACGCGGTACTCCGAAAATCTGTCCTTGGCGTCGTAGGTGGCCGATGCCTCCAGGATGTTCTGCCCCTGCACCAGCGCGCCGAACGCCCTGCTGCATCCGATGGACACCAGCACGATGCCACCGGCCGCATCCGGCATGGCCATCAGCTCGCGCTGGCGCAGGGCACGTTCCAGGCATTCCCACGCGGTTTCGCCCGGCTCCACCTTGTGCGTGGGGATGGGCGCGCCCTCGTTGCCTTCGCACCGCACCTTCACCCCAAAGGGCGCGGCAAGGATGCTGGCAAGGCGGCTGACGGTGATGGACTTCCATTCGCCCGGCTTGTGGATGGCGGCGCAGTCCACCAGGTCCGCGCTGGCATCGCGCCCGGCCACGGTGATGGCGTGCGCGCCAGCCCCGAAGGACGGGTTGGCCGAATCAATCCACCCCTTGATCAGGGTGTCCGATCCTGCCTTGATGACGCAGGCCATGCCCGGCGCGATGGGCAATGCCGTGGCCCCATGCGCCCAGCGGTCGGAAAGCCGCAGGGAAAAGGCTCCGGACACGGCGTCTACGGCGCGTGTTACGGACACGTCTTCCCAGCCTTCCCAGCGCACGCCGTCAATTTCCAGCGTCACGATTTCGCTAGGCATTGCGCAGCACCTCCAGTTGGCCGGGCGGCACAAAGCCGGGGTGGCGCACGCGGTTGCGCGCAAGGATCTCCGTTTCCACGTCGGGCGCGTCCCGGTCGGCCACGGTGCGATGGGCAACCACCAGCGACGGGGCGACAGTGGATTGCCGGACGGTCACGACATCCGGCGCGCTGCCCGCGCTGTCCGTCAGGGCCTTTACCGTGGCGGCCTGAAGGTCGGTAAAGCTGGCATACACTCCATCGTCCGTGGCGCCATCGAGCACGGCATCCACCGCGTCGGTCACGCCCTCGCGCAGGGTGGCGGCATCCGCCCGCGATGCGGGGGCGGACAGCGCGGCGGAGCGCGCGGCCTCTGCCGTGGCGGCCCGGCGCTGGTAGTCCGCAATGGCCTGGGCGTTTTCCGCCGCCGTGGTGCGCATGGTGCCCGCGCCTTCCGGCACGGTGACGGTGGGGGTGGACGCGGCAAGGAACAGCATGTCGTTGGCGCGGCGGGTGTGGCCAGCCCCGGTAAGATCGTCGCGCACGGCATAGGCGATGAGCGGGCGCAGCAGAGAGGATGGCAGCCACTCCGCGATCTCTTCCGGCAGCATGCTGGTCACCATGTCCACATGGTCGGCCCATCCTTCCGGGGTTGCGCCAGCGGTGGCCCCCTGTTGGGCAGACACGGCAACCTCGCGGGCCACCTTCATGGTAGCGGCAAGCACGGGGTGGGGCTGGCCCTTGAGGCGGACCCGTCTGTTCACGTCCGCGTCCGCCTCGTCCAGGGCGTTGTCCGCCCGCAACCCTGCCTGCGCGCCGGGCTTGGCGGATCCGGAGGGGCTGGCCGCCTCGCCTGCCTCGCTAAAGGTAAGACTGAAGGTAGCCATGCCGCCGCCGGACTTGCTTTCGCGCACGCGGCAGCCGGTGCACACCACCAGCACCTCGCCAGCCCACGGCGTGACCAGGCGTCCGGGGCCTTCCTCTTCGCAGGCCTTCAGCAGGGCATCGCGCGCGGGCATGTAGTCCGGCCCCAGCACGTAGGCTTCCACGCCGTAGCTGCGGGCCTTGCGGCCAAGGTCTTCGGTATAGGGCACATCGCGCCCAGGAAATTCATGGGTGACTGCGCGGCGCCCGGTTTCCCGGTCGCTGGTGTCCACCTTGAAGCCAACGCCCCGGAACGACGCGGCGCGCAGGCTGCGCCGCCAGGCGGCATCGGTGCTCTTGCTGGCCATGCGCGTGCTCCTAGTGGGCGGGGGCGGCAAGGCCCATGTAGGTTATGTCCGTTTCCACCGGCTCACCGGTCTGGCGCACCTCTGTCCCGCGCGGTACGTTCTCCATCTTGATGGTGACGGTGGACTGCTTTTCCTGCCGCTCCAACGACTGGAAGCGTTGTTCCTGCACCCGGCGCATGGTTTCGCCAGCGCCAAGGCTGGGGCGGGCGGCAAGGGCTGGTGCGCCCTCGCCCTCCTGCGACGGCGACGACGCGCCCGCAGGGGCGAACACGCCCTTTTGCGCGGCGAAGAAATCGCCCACGGCGGATGCACCGTTCACCATCCACTCTGGCAAGGTGTCCTTGGCCCATTTGATGATGGCTTCCCACTTCATCCACAGCGCGGTGATGGCGGCCACCAGCCCGCCAATGACCAGCACCACCCACCCAAAGGGGGTGGCCACCAGCGCCAGCGACAGCTGCAGAAAGGCCGCTGCCAGCCCAAGGATGGGGCCGACAAGCCCGGACATCAACGCGCCCGCCGCAATGGCCAGGTTGTCCCAGCCGCCCAGCAGGTCAGCCACCCACGCCAGCTTGTCGCCCAGGGTTTGCAGGCCGTCCCAGATAGCGGGCAGCTTTTCCCAGCCCGCATCGAAAAAGCGCACCATTCCCTGGCCTATGCTCTTTGCCCAGCGATCCAGACTGCCGTTTTCGGAAAGCTTGTCAGACTCTTCAAGCAGCCCGCCCAGCTTGACCTTCATCCAGTCGAGTACGCCGCCTCCGCTCATGACCTTGTTTGAAAAACGGCTCCACAGGTCCAAGGAGTTGGACCACATGCCGTTCCATGTTTTGGACTGGGCTTCCATGCCGCCGCCGTACTTCTCTGCCCAAATCTTCATCAGGGTGGCCTGGATCTGGGCGCGGTCGCTGGCCTTGGCCATCATCTTGGACTGCTTGCCTGCGGCGTCGGTGTATTCGTAAATGATCTTACCGCCTTCCTTGGCGGCCTTGATGCCGAATTCCTTCAGCCGTTCGTTTTCTCCGGTCACCGCGTCGGCAATGGCCTCCACGGCGGACTCCAGAGGCTTGCCCATGGATGATGCCGTATCGCCCAGCACCTTCAGCAGGCCGGGCATGGGGTCCATGCCGTAGGCCCGCAGCTTGACGAACGCGTCGGTCACCCCGGCCAGTTCGTAGGGGGTCTTGGCGGCGAATTCGCTTATCCAGGCCAGCTGTTCCTTGGCCGCGCCCTTGTCCCCTCGGTTCAGGGTCGTCAAAATCGTCTCGAACGTTTCAGCCTGCGATGCCACATCCAAGAACTGGCTCTTGAACGCGTAGGCCGCCACACCCGCCGCAACGGTGGCCTTGGCGGCAAAGTCCTGGGCTGCCGCCGTGGCCTCGCCGAAGTGGCCGCGCGCGCCGCTGCCGATGGAGGCAAACCGCGACAGGCCGGACAACCCGGCGAACCGCCCGCCCTCCTTGTTCAGGGCGCCCCACGAATCGTGCATGCGGCGCAGGTTGGCGGTGGACGCCTCCAACCTGTCATTGAACGCCCGGAACGGGGCACTGAATTTGTCCAGTGCCCCAAGGACGAAAGTGATTCCGGTTTCGCGCGGCCCAGCCATGTCAACTCCGTTCGGCGTTCAGCTCGTTTACCCGGTCCAGCCAGAAACGCAGGTCTTCCGCGTCCATATCCATCAAGTCAACAGGCCCGAAGTGGAAGGCGTCGGCGATTACTCCGACGGCTGTTTCCCAATCGACGGGCCAACCGACAAAAAACCATTCGTGATGGCCATGGCCTCGAACAGGTCCTCGCTCTCCAGTTCGCCCATTATCGACGGCGGCTGGTTGCACAGGCGGCCACCCACCATGAGGATGTGCTCCATGCACATGGCGTTTCCGCCGATGGGCACGCCCTTCATATGCTTGCCCTTCAGCGGCCCCTGGAACACCAGTTCCGTGATGGCCGTCTCGCCGCTGCCCACGGGGTGCTTCAGTTTGAGGATCTTGGGTTCCATGCGCCTACACCTCCTCTGCGGTCTTGCCTTCGAACCGCGCTGCTACTTCGCCTTCCTTGGTCTTCACGCTGCCTTCGCCCGCGTACCAGGCGTCCCGCAGGGTGATGGTCTTGCCGTTGTTCAGCTCCAGCGTGACGGTCACCCCGTCCAGCGTCTGGAAGGTCTTCAGCGAAAGGTCGGACCGGTCGGTGATGGCCCCTTCGATGAACGCCACCTGAACCTCTTCCGAGTAGCCGTGCACGCTGTCTGCCCCCACGATGGCCGTGCGCTTGGGCAGCCCGAGATTGTAGGTGAATTCGCCCTTGGCTTCCTGAAGCGCACCGTCGATCTTGAAGTAGATGATGCCCGCGCGGCGGTTCGGCGTTGTCATATGTGGTCCCTCCTATCTGGCGGGCTAGAGGATGAACTGGAACTTCGCGGCGCCCACCACGAACTGGTTGACCAGGTCGGGCGGCAGCAGCCAGTCCAGGCGGTTGCGGTCGCTGGCGTTGCGCTCGCACACCACGTTGGCCGCGAACAGGTCCACGTTTTCGACAAGGCCCAGCTCTTCCCACACGCGGGCGCGGGCCACGGCCTCCGCCTTGCCGATTTTCGGCGTGATGATGGGCTGCCCCACACCGAAGTTGTTTTTGTCATCTGCCAGCTTGTGGCGCGGGTACTTGCGCATCATGTAATTGCGGAAATCATAGCGCAGGTAGCCAAGCGTCAGAGGGGTCATAACGTCGAGGTAGCTGGGATCTTCCGCGCCGCTGGGGCTGGTCTTGTAGGTGGTGATCATGCGCTGCATGCGTACCGTGCCCCCGGAATCCACGTAGACGGTGGATATGCCGTCGTAGAGCAACAGGTTGTTTTCCTGCAGCGTGAAGCGGTCGGCACGGGTCGGCGCCAGAATTCCGTTCATGGGCAGGGTCTGGAACGGACGTGCAGGGTCGATGTTGCCGTAGTAGGCGGCAACGGCGGCAGCAGCGGCAGCCACTTCCCAGAGGGGATTGGGAATGCCGTGCACATGCGAAATGCACAGATGCGGGCTGTTGCGGCTGTCGCCCAGGGTGCCCAGCGCACCGTGGCTGCCGGTTGCCGCTGCAACTGCCACGCCCTCGATCATGCGCAGCGGCCCCCAACGGTCGGCAAGTTCGGCCTCGATGGCCGCAAGGTTGGCCCCGTCGGTCCACGGCCACACGATGACGTTGTAGTGATCGTCACCCATGGCGGCGATGATGGGTGCCGCGTCCGGGTTTGCCGTGCCCCCGGCCATGGTCGCGATGGTAACGCCCAGCCCGGCGGGGGTGGATTCGCCGTAGTAGTTGATCCGCACGTCCAGCCCGTTGGATGCCAGGCCCTTGTGCCGGGCGGTCAGGGTGACCACGGCCCCGGCTGCGGCAGCCGTGCACGGGCAATCGTCCTTGGCGTTGACGGCGGCGGCAAGGGCGGTGGCCACGGCGCTGGCCTGCTGGCCCGCCGTCACGCCGCAGGAAACGGCGCGCCCGCCCACGTACAGCACCAGGGTACCGCCCTCGGTGGCGGCCCCGGTAAGGGTAACCGTGCCGGTGGCCGCCTGCCCGGCGGCGTTGTCCTCCACGGGCACGGCCCACAGTTCGGTCATGGCATCGCCCAGCAGATAGGTCGCGCAAATCTGCGCCAGCATGCTGGCCGCGCCGAACAGGGTGCGGGCCTGTGCCGCGCTGGTGATGCGCACGGGAGTGAGCGGCGTGGCGGTGCCGGTGTCCAACATCTGCCCGCAGGCCAAGGTTGTGTACGGCATGAGCGCGGCGCCGCTGACCGCGTTGGAGTTGTCGAATTCCGCGTACAGGAACGGCACGCGCAGGTTGCGCGGCGTCTGGTTGAAACTGATGGTCATGGCTTACTCCTTGGCGGGCTTGGCCTGCTTGGCCGTGGGCTTGCTGGTGGTCACGTCGCCCTCGTTGATGCGCCGCAGCCAGTAGGTGGTGCGGACCACGGCCAGCCCTTCGTCGGGCACGTGCTGCAAGGTCTGCGGGTCGCGCACCTTGGGGCCGTCGGGCACGGGGTACACCGTGATCATTTCGGGGGCGGGCTTGGCCATGGTCACTCCTGTTCGGGATGGATGGTATCTTCGGCGTCGGTCACGCCGTCCGGCGGGGCCAGGTCCCAGCGCACCCCGCCGGTTGCAAAGTCGTCCAGGTCGGGCTGCTGGCGGGCGCGCTCGTACCACACGCCCGCATCCACGCGGGCGCAGCCGACAAGTTCGTCGCCCTTTTCGGCCAGCGAAATTTCGATGCCGCGCATCTCCAGATCCTGCACCAGACCGCCAAGGGTGGGGTCTGCCAGCAGGCAGTCTTCCACTGCGTCGGCCAGCTCGTTGAGCGTGGCGTCCATCCCTTCGCCGCTGGCCACCACTTCCACGGAAAGGGTCAGGTCGCGGGTGTAGCGGGGGGGCGAGGTGCCTTCGTCGTCCAGGGTTTCCTTCAGCCCGTACACGCCGATGGCGGGCAGGCGCGCACTCTGGATGTGCCGCACCCGGCTGGGGTACACGCGCCCCTCGACGGCGGGCAGCGCGGCGCGCAGCATGGCGGCCACGGCGGTGACGATCTGCTGGCGGGTGGCCGTCATGCGGGCCTCCGGTGCAGGCGCACCTCCCACATGTTGGGATGCTTGGCCGTCACCTCTGCCACGGTGTATTCCTTGTCATCGAACAGCACGCGGTCTTCTTCAATTACAGGTTCTTGCCGCAACGAATCACGCAACACGGTCACAGTAATGGAGCTGCTGCTCACCTGCATGTACTCGCCCGCGTCCACCAGTTGCTCGCCCTCGCGCCAGATGCCGCGCACGGTGATGGGGTCACCGTCCAGGGGAACGAAGGTCACCGGGTCGGCAAAGCCCCCGGCGAATATCCGCGCCGCGTCGGCGCGTACACGTGCGCGCAGGCTCATACGGCAAGCTCCTTGGACAGCAGGTAATTTGCTTCGGCCAGGACGCGGGTGCGGAACACGTCTTCCGCCCTGGTCTGCTGGGCGGCGATCACTTCCGGCTTACCGAAGTAGGCGAGGAAGGACGGCCCATACAGGCGGCGGATGGGCGTGCGCTTGGCGGTCTGGCGGGCGTAGACCTCGCCCTTGGCGATGAACACGCCGGGCAGCTTCTGGCCGTCCAGGCTGACCACCCGCTTGCGCCCGCCGCCCTTGCGGATGAGCACGGTGACGCCCTTCTTGGTCTGGCGCGCCCCCCAGCGGATAAGCGGGATGGACATTTTGCCCCGCGCGTAGAGGATGGCCACCTTGTAAGCGCGGGTGGCCTTGCGCACGTACATGGTGTCCCGCACGTCGCGAGCGGGCGCGGCGTATTCGGCGCGGATGGCTCTGGACACCTCGTCGCGGGTGGCGGTGACGGCCCGGTTAAGGGCACGCACCACCACCAGGTCCATCCCGCGAGGGATGGACCCCACCCGACTGGCCAGTTCGCCCAGCACCTGGGCGGCGTGATGGCTGTCGAGACGGACGAGGCGCTTGTCTGCCATGGGGTTAGTCCTTGCTGTCGCTGGCGGGGGTCAGGTCGGGCATGTCGCGCAGGTCCTGGGTGGCCGCTTCGTATTCCTCGATGGTGGGCAGGGTGTAGCCGCCCTGCTCCGCGCACAGGCGCTGGGCCATTTCGGCGGCGGTCAGGCCAAGGCGCAGGCCGGATTCGATGAGGGCGATGAGTTCCACGGGCGTCATGGTCAGCGCTCCTTGAAGGCCGCGAGCAACGCCGCGGCGTCACCAAGCAGGCGCATGGCGTTGGTTTTCAGGGCCAGCCAGTCGCCCGGCTCGGTCTGGGTGCGGGCGTACGCGCCCGCCCCTTCGCGCAGGGCGATGACGGCCAGCTTGGCCTTGTCCAGCAGCGGGGCCACGTCGGCCTCCAGCATGGGCCGGGCATCGGGCAGGGCCGCGTGCAGCTGCTCATACTCCTGGTGCAGGGCCACGTAGGTGATGCGCAGTTCCTCGCCCACGGCCATGGCCTGCTCGTGCGGCTGCATGCCCTTCAGCGCGCAGCCGGAACTGACGGCCAGCACCGGCAGCAGCAGTGCGAGCAGCAACAGGGTCTTGGCCCCCTTCACGGTCACGGGCTTGATGGTGGTCTTGGCCTTGATGCGGCCCCAGATGGTCAGGCCACCGGCAATGGCCGCGCCGATGCCCAAGGCCGCGTCCACCAGCTGGGTCTGCATGTCGGCGTCAAGGCTGATGCCGCACAGGGCCAGCACGGCCACCAGCAGGGAGACAATGCCCCCCCACACGGTGCGCGAGGCCAGCAGCGGCTTTACGGTGTCGGTGTCAAACATGGGTGCTCCCTTTGGCCCGGTTACGCGGGCCACGTGCCGCCAAGGGCCTTCAGCACCTTGGCCGGGTATTCGGGGTTGGAGTAGTTATTGTGGCCCTTCACCGCGCCCGCGCCGCCGTTGTACGCGGCGCACACGGCGGACCACCCGAACGCCGCCTTGTACTTGGCGGCGAAGGCGGCCAGATGCTTGCAGCCGATGTCCAGCCCGGTGGCCGGGTCGCACAGTTCGGTGAGGTAGGCCCCCTTGAAGCCCCGCTCGCGAGCCACCTGGCCCATCACCTGGAGCAGACCAAAGGAGGTGGCGCGCAGGCGGCGTTCGGTATCCAGCGAGCAGGGGGAAACGGCCTTCACGTCGGGGTTCTTTTCGACGTAGCGGGCGTAGAAGCCCGGTTCAAAACGGGTTGCCCAAGGATTGTCGGTACTTTCCACCCGCACCATGGCCGCCACCAGTTCGGGCGGCAGGCCATGGCGGGTGGCCGCGTCGTTGATCAGTTGGGTGAGCTGTTTGGGGTCCATGGTCACTCCTTGTCGTCGGCGCGGGTGTTCAGGATTTGCGCCTGGATGTCCTTGGGTATGTCGCTGTGGACAACAAGGGCGCGGAGCATGCGGAACAGGATGTTGAGCTTCGAGCTGACGGCGTCGAACGTATCCTCGCTGGCGTCATGCCGCAGGCGGCATTGTTCGCGTGGCACGAACTTGCTGCCCAGCCAGATGCGCACGGACACGGCGGTGAGCGCGGAGATGAACGCCGTCAGCAGCAGCAGTTCCAGCGGGGTGAACGTCAGCATGCCGCGCCCCCTGCCCTAGCCCTGACCGGTGGTCCCGGCATCCCCGGCGGCCTGTTCGGCACCGGCCTTACCGTCGTCCTTGGCGGATTCCGCCGGGGATGCCGGAGCCGCCGGGGCGGCAGGCTTGGACTTGTCGGCCATGCGGGCGGCAAGGGCGGCCTGCGGGCTGGCATCGCCGCCAACCTCGCCCACCTCGGCAACCTTCGTGGCCGCAGGGTCCACGTACAGCTCGGCAGACTTGCCGGTGATCAGACGTTGCGCCTCCTCGGCGAACACGGAGACGACGGAGCCGGGCTTGTGCACGGTGCGCACGCCCTTGGCGTCGCGATCCCACAGTTCGCCCAGCAGACGGACGCGTACTTTCTTGGCAGCCATGTCACCCCCCTTACGCGAGGACCACAGCCGTCACGACGGATGCGGGCTGGAAGATGACGGGCAGCGGGTTGGTTTCACCCAGCATCCACAGGCTGGACGGCTCGTCCTCGATGAACATCTTGACGAAGTACTCCGCTTGCACGCCAGCGATGCCCGCCGCCAGGTCTTCGATCAGCCCGAATTCCAGCACGGCCTTGGCCTTGGTGGAGTACAGGGCAATCTTGTTGACCGGCCAGATTTCCTGCACCACGTCGTTCTCGTCCAGGAAGGTTCCGCCGTAGCGGTACAGTTGCAGGCCTTTGTAGTAGCCGACGTAATCAGCCCCGAATTCCGGAGCCAGCAGGCCCACTTCCATCCTCTTGTTGTCCAGTTGCTTCTGGATCTTCGGGTGGCTGGAGAAGCGGGAAGAAGCGCTGGTGCCCATGATCATGACGTCCGGGCTGAAACCGGTCTGGTCCTTGGCCTTCTTGGTCCAGGATTCGACCTGTTCGTCGATGTCGCTGGCGTCGTCGGACCACAGGTCGCCGCCGGTCAGCGTCACCTTGTTCCCGGCGGGCATGCCGTAGTCGTAGACAAGCCCCAGGTCGTCGATGGTCATGGACCCCTGCAGGATGTCCGCGCAGGCCTTTTCGATGGTCAGGTCCAGCCGCGCGCGCATGTCCTGCAGCTCGGTGGCCAGGTTCTTTTCTGCGGCCATTTCGGCGGTCTGCCCGCCCACCAGGTACGGCATGAACCCTGCGGGTCGGCTGAGCAGCTTCTTGGGGTCCATCTGCTTCTTGGGCCGCAGCTTGGGAAATTCCAGCCACGTTGCCGACTTGCGGGTGTTTTCGATGATCGTGCCGCCCCGCACGGCGGTGGTGTAGGGCACAATCTTGTTCTTGTACTTTTCCTTGTCGAACTGGAGGATCGTTACAGGGTTGGTGTTGCGGTCCTTGAACAGGGTCTTCTGGAGCAGGCCGGGCATGCCAGGCATTTCGGCAATGGCCTCGGTCAGGTACTGGAAATCCCAGGGTCCGGGATTGGGCATGGCGGCCTCCTACGCGGGCTGCTTGAGGGTGACGTAAATGCCCGCATCGCGCAGGGCGGCGATGGCGGCGGCCTTCTGGGGGGCGGTGATACCGCCCGGCCAGGTCAGACCCCGGTCCAGCACGGTGCCGTGCACGTAGCCGCGCGAAACGGCATCGCCAGCGGCGGGCACGGTGGTGTCTTCGGCCAGGATGTGGGTGGGGGTCTGGCTGCCGTCGGACGCGCCGGGGGCCAGCTTGACCTGCTTGCCGCTGGCGGTGACGGTGGACAGCACCGTACCGGCGGGCATGTCCGCCAGCGTGCCGGTGGACGCCAGGGTGATCACTTCCAGCACGGGCGGGTGCGCGCCCAGAAAGGGGATGAAGGCGTATTCTTCGGTGGTGACGGCGGGAATCGCCATGGCGACCTCCTGTTAGCTGACCAGCGCGGCAAGGCGCTTGCCGAACTGGGCGGGGGTTTCGGCGCCGGGCTTGCCGGGGGCACCGGCCAAGGGGGCGGCGTGGGCGGTGGTCAGCCCTTCCAGAATCCTGTCCGCCTCGGACTTGGCCACGGTGGCCTTGGGTTCGGCGGGGGGCGTGCCCTCCTGCTGGCCTTCGGCGGCGGCATCGGCCTTCGGGGGCGCGGGCATCAGCCCGGCCACGGCGGCAATCTGCGCGGCGGTCAGGTTCTGCTCCAGCAGGGCCTGCACGCGGGTGGCCGCTTCTTCGCCAGCCGTAGCGCGCACGGCGGCAACGCAGGCCTCGGTGCGGTCCTTCAGCTGGGCGGCGTGTTGCGTGGCGGCCTGGGCCGTGGCCTGTTCGGCGGCCTCGCGGGTGATGGACGCCAGCACTTCCGGGTGCTGGGCGGCAAGGGTCGCCTTGTCCATGGTTGTCTCCTTTGCAAGGGTTGCGATGGCCGTTTCCAGGTCGGCCACTATGGCGGTGACGAGGCCCTGCGGGGCTGCGGACGCGATGAAGATTTGCCCATCGGCCCACGTGCCCAGGGCCGCGACGTCCAGCCCCATGCCGGACGCCACCCCGTCGATGAAATGTTGGTACAGGGTATCCAGTCGCGCCTGGATGTAGGCGCGCTCCTGGTCGGTGAGCGGGTTGTCTTCGTTGCCCACGGCCTTCCATTTGCCTGCGGTAAGGTAGGCGTAGGAGACGCCCATCTTTTCGTTCCAACCCGCATAGTTGGGCAAAACGCTGATGATGCCGATGGACCCCACGGACGCGGTGGCCGGCGCGAACACCCGCCCGGTGGCCGCGCCCATGGAATAGGCGGCGCTGGCCATGGTGCCGTTGGCGTACGCGGCCATGGGCTTGCCCGATGCCTTGCCCGCGCTGGCGATGTAGTCGGACAGCTCTTTCATTCCCGCGACCGTTCCGCCGGGGCTGTTGATGTCCAGCAGCACCGCGCCCACGGCGTTGTCCGCCAGGGCGGCGGCAATGGCCGGGCGAATCTGGTTGAGCATGCCGGTGGCGACCAGTTCGCCCCACCAGGTGCGGACGGCGAACTGCGACAGCACGCCCCGGATGGAGATGACAGCAACGCCGTTGACCACCGCGTACGGCTTGTCCTGCAGCACATCGCCCCCCATGGCGAAGGCGGCGTGCGGAGTGAACCCTCCGGCGGGCGGCAAGGCGGACTCGCCGGAGGGTTCGTGCCGCGCCAGCTTGTCGGGGGGGCTGGCGGGCCGGGAAAGGACCATGCCGCGCACGTGCGACAAAAACGGGGCAAGGGCGTCGGGCTGGATAGCCCACAGGCGCTCGGCAAACAGGCTATTGGGCATGGCCCTGCTCCTGCGTTTGGGCGGGGGGATCGGAGGGATACGGCCCGCGCTGGGCGGTTGCCCCGGTGCGCGAGTTGATGCGTTCGGCCAGCTCCGGCGCAAGGCGGTGCAGCATGCGGTCTTCGTGGCCGCGCAGAGCCCAGACGTCTTCTACGTCCAGCCCGCGTTCGCCCAGGATTTCGCTGTACGTGGCAAGGCCGTTGTCCAGCATGGTGATGGCCGCATCGGCTTCCTTCACCGGGTCCACGTAGCCGCGACCAGGGCCGATCCAGTTGGCCGCCGTCCAAAGGGGCAGCGCCTCGTAAAAGCCGGGGGCGTTGGGGGGCAGCTTGATGTAGCCGCGCAAAAAGGCTTCTTCCTGCACCATGCGCCAGATGGGCTGGCAGTAGCTGCGGGCCTGCCACTGGCGCCACATCATGTACACGCGCCACGCTTCCAGCAGGGCGGCGCGGGCGGAGCTGTAGTTGGTCTTGGAAAAGTCTTTCAGTACGGCTTCGTAGGGCAGGCCCGCGCTAGCGCCCATGGCGCGCACGATGAAGGTAACGAAGCTGTTCCAGTTTGCGCCGGGCCTGTCGCTGGAAAGGACTTTGGCGTCTTCGCCCTCGTTGGTGTAGAGCACCTGGCCGGGGGCGTATGACTGGTGGTAGATCGGCTCCCTGCCGTCACCCGGCCCCCCCTGCGGTCCCTGCACGCCCCCGCCGTTGCGGAAGAAGGCGTCCATGTCGTCGGTGCTGCCGCCCTTGCGCCCGCTGGAGAACACCAGCGGAAACGACGCGGCGACGATCTGGCCTATCAGCTCGTATTCCAGGCTGTCGGCAAGGTGGCGGAACAGCTTCAGCGCGGGGGTGATGACGGGTTCGCCCCGGTACTGCTCCTCGCTGGTATGGCGGAAGCAGTGGAACAAGCCGACGCGGTGGCCCACGCGGTACGGCAGGCGGCGAAAGCTGCCAGACCCCAGCGCGTCCCACCCGTGCATGCCGGTGAACAGGCTGGGGTTCGGCTCCGCGATCCAGCCCGCATAGCGGCGCCCGTGGGCGTCCAGTTCCACGCCGTCGCGGAAGTTGGACTGCCCGCGCTTGTCGGCGGGGGTGCACATGCGTTGCGAGTGCACCGGCTGGATGCGCAGGCCAAGGAAGCCGCCGTCGCTGGCCGGGTCCACCATCACCGGCACCTGCACCATTTCACCGTGGACGATGGCGGAGTGCATGCCCATGTACTGAAGGTCGGCAAACGGCTGGCCGTCGTATCCGGCCCGCTCGGACCACAGCCACCAGACATCTTCCATGGCGTTGCCGATCTCGCGGGCCAGGTCCTCGTCAATGCCCAACATCTTTGCCGGGATGCACGCGGACGGCATCAGGCCGTTGGCCCCCACCGCGTTGAGCGTGATGTTGCTGACGAGGGACGAGGCGGCCCAGTCGTTGGCGGTAAGGTCTTCGCTACGGGTGGAGGCAACCTGCCGTTCGCGCCACATGGTGGCGGGCGCCGGGCGGCCTGGCAGCCAGTTGGCCAGCGCACCCCGGAAGGACCCGGCATCGCGGGAAACGCGCGGCACCACCCCCGGTACAACAGGGCCGCCCGCGCGCATGGCGGGCATTTGGCCTGCCATCTGGCGCGCACGGCGCATGTTGGCGTGGGGGATGGGGCGCGCGGCGCGGGGCATGGCCATGGGCTACCACCGCCCCCGCAGGATGACGGGGCGAACGGCCACGGGGCCAGGGCGGCGCGGCCTGCCGGACTGTTCGGCCAGCAGCTTGTTGCGCTCCGCCTCCAGGTAGGCCAGCTGGTCCTGGATGTCCTGCAGCGAGTAGTGAGAGACGGACTGGCCGCCCACGGAATAGAAGCGTCCGGTGGCTACTGCATTGAGAGCCTCCTTCCACGACGCGATCAGCGCGTCCAATTCGGTAAGCGTCCAGATAGACATGCCCGCAACCTACGGGGGTTGCGGGCATGCTGTCGTGGACGTGGTGGACGTAGTGGACGTGGTGGACGAAATGTTGAGAAAGTGGGGTGGGGATTCTCATTCAGTGGGGGTTGCTTCCTCCACCGGAACCAGCCGAACACCACCGCCTGGGTGCTGCACGCCCACCCACCACCGGCCCGCAGGGTCACGCAGGGGTGCGTCCGTGACCACGTGGGTCAAGTCGTGCATCATCCGGCCAAAGCGGATGCGCCCGTTGGGCACGCGCACGCGGGTGCCGCGCGGCAGTTGGGGCGGCGGAGCTGGGGCGTCACCCTGCCCTATCAGCCGGGCCACGCCCTCGCCTATGTCCGCCGCAGAGTGGTAGCCCTCCATCCAGCAGCCGCCCGCGCGCACGCGGAACAGGTGGGGTTGCCCGTCCGCCACTGGTCTGCGGCAAACAGCTCCCACTTGTGCGACGCGCTTGCCTTGGTTTTAAGGCAAATGGACGCGCAGGATTTGCGCTTTTCAGACATGGTTTTGCCTCGGATTTGAGGCAACGGCTTCCGCCCCCTCGGTCCCGCCGCGCGCCATGAAGGCCAGCGCATCAACCTCGCGCACGCGGATTCCCTTGACCCTGCCGTTACGGTGAGAAGGCAAGTCGCCGGAATTGATAAGGTTGTAGAACTGGCTGCGGCTGCACCCCAGCAGGGCACAGGTTTGTCTCCAGTTGAGCGTACGTTCCGTGGTCATTAGCGGCCTCCTCCGAACCAGTTGGGGCGAGCAGCGGGGTGATGGGCTGGAGGCGGCACGGGGCGCGCCTGCTGGGGGGGCGGTTTGGGCTGGGCGGCATCCTCGTCGGGGCGCGCCCACTTGCTGATGTTCAAGGCATGGGCACCGGCCAGGGCCAGCACCTCGCAATCCCAGAAGTGGTTGGCAACCCCGTCAGGGCACTTCCATGCCTGTTCGTCTTCGTCGTAGTATTCGGCCACCATTTCGCGCGCGTACTCCACGGGAGTTCCGTGGTGCAGATGGAACGCGCCGGGGTCTTCCGGGGCAATGGCCAGCTTGGCCGACAGGTCGTTTTTGAAGAAGGTGGTATCCACCTTGGCAAGGCGGATGCCGCCGGGGATGCGCTTTGTGGTGCCGGGGTAGTATTCCTGCGGGGCGTAGATGATGGGCGCGGCCTGGCTGCGCTTGCCCTGCGTGGGCAGGATGCGCCCCTTGTTTGCCGCGCAGAACGCGTACACCTGTTTGGTCAGCCGCCCCATGGCGTCTTGCATGGCAAGGCGTACGCGGTATTCGTTGCCCTGGCTGTCGCGGTACACGCTCCGCCACAGCACCTCGCCCAGGGCTTTCAGGGTGGGCACGGTGCCGCACTGCACCAGCCAGCTTTCTTCATCCTCTCCCCAGCCAAAGGCGCGGATGACATAGCGGTAGTACGCCTTGTCTTCTGTCGCCCCCTGGGTGTCTATGCCCGCCACCAGCGCGGCCACGCGGGGAACACCGGGCGATTCCGGCAGGGGGCCGGGCACCACGCCGCGCGGTCTGTCGTCGGCCAGGGCGAGGATGCCGTCTTCCTTGCGCTCTGTCCTGTGGTACACCCAGGGTTCCGCCTTCCACGTGTTGCAGAAATCTTTCAACAATTCCAAAGCATCCGGCGTGCCCTTGACCGCATTCCAGCGCAGGAAGGCGGCGGCCACCTCGGACAGCGAAACGAAGTAGGACAGCCATGAGGGCACGTGGAACCCGATCTTGGCGGGCTTGTACGTGCCCAGATGCGCGAACAGTTCCAGCCCGGTGGACCGTTCGCGCCACTGGCCCATGCGAACGGCGCGGTCACGGTCGCCGTCATGCCATGCCACCCCGCAGTGCTCGCACACGTAGCAGGCCAGCCGCTGGGACTGCACTTTCTCTGCGTCCCGCTCGCCCTTGGGCCAGCGGATGCGGTCAAAGACCATAAGCTGCTCGCGCAGGCAGTGCGGACAAATCGGGTAGTAGTCGAACACGGCCTGCGCTTCCTTGCGCATGGCCACGCTGATAGCGCCGTTGACATCGGTGGGGGTGGATATTTCCCAGATGCGACGGCGGCGCGGATAGGTGGTGGTACGGGCCGCCGCCAGCTTCTGGGGCGTGGTTTCGGTCTTGTGCTTGGGGTACTTGTTGGATTCGTCCAACACCACGTAACAGGCGGGCTTGTTGCCCAACCGGCTGACGGAACCAGCCCACGCCATGTGGATGGTCATGTGGGCCAGGTCCACCCGGAGCGACGACTTTGTGTCCGTGGAGCCGCGCAGGTACGACCGCAGCCGGGGGCTGCTGTCCAACATGGGGATGATGCGGTCCTTGGCGTTGTCCCGCGCGGTCAACTCATCCGGGTAAACGTAGATGACCGGCGCGGGCGAACGGTCGATGGCGTAGCCGATGCAGTTGTGGATAGCCTCGGAAAGCCCCGTCTGCGGCGACTTTTCGATGATGATCTTTTCCACGCCGGGGTAGAACGAGGCATCCATGATGCCCTTGCTGTATGGCGTGATCTCGTTGTGCCACCGGCCAGGGATGGACGATTCCGTGAGCACACGGTGCTTCTCCGCCCACTTGCTGACCGGCATGGGCGCACGGCGCCGCAACACGGCCCGCTCCCCGCGCGAGAACGTCAGCCGCCGCTTGCCGCCCGTCAGGGCCAGCCGCGCGGCCACGCGCGCCCGCATGGCCGGGGCCATGCCGGATGGCAACCGGATGGGCACCCGCTGCACGGCGGGGGCTTCAAGCCCCTGCATCGGAAGTGTCGTCGGTATCGTCTTCGGTGTGGTCTGCATCGTCGATCAGCTCCGCTTCGTATTCCATGGGGCGCGCGTATTCATTTATCGCCGTGTCTAGCCGCTGCTCGAATGCCCCCAGCAGCGTTTGCGCACTCCGCGGATCCCCGTTGACCAGGTGGATGAAGTCCAGCAACGAGGTTTCGAACATGGTGCGCAGGCCGGTGGCCAGCACCCCGGCCCGGACGGCAAGCTCCACTTCCACGTCGCTGCGGAGCACGTACTTTCCCGCGCGCACCTGGTTGCGGAAGCGTTCGGCCTCCGCCTGGGCTTCCAGCTTTTCGGCCTCCGCCTTGGCCTTGCGCTCCGCGAGGCCCTGCAACTCGGTGGCCTCTTTCTCCGGCATGGCCACCAGGGGCAGCCGGGCGGCGTAGGCCTTGACGTCCTTGTGGGCAAAGGAGCCGTCCTGCTGGCGGCGCAGCAGGCCCCGGCCCACGTCGTTGTACAACTTGGACTGGCCGATCTTCCGGCCCTCGGCGACGAGGTGGGCCAGGACGGCGGCGAGGTTTTTGAGGGGGGCGGGGTTAGGCATGTTCTTCTCCCCGCCGCACCAGCTCACGCCGCCAGTTGCGCACCGATCTCCACGTCAGCACAAACAGCACCACGCTTTGCGCCAGCAGCCACCACTGCCCGCGCGCCACGGCGGCGACGATCCACCCTGCCTGGGCGGCCAGCATCAGCTGCTGCCCCCGGATGTCCAGCCGCCCGATAAGGTGGACGGCGGACAGCACCAGCACGGTGGCGACGGATTCCACAAACGACAGGGTACTAGGCATGGGGCCTCCGGAGCAGGTTGCGCGCGGTAATCACCGCATCGGGGTGGTGGTCAATCATGGCCCACAGTTCGGGGGTGGCGTTGGCCAGGGACAGAAAGGCATGCAAGTCGTCGCGGTTCTGGGCGGCCCATACCTGCGGGAACTTCCAGGTGGTGCTGCCGTCGCCCGCCACGGCCAGGCTCACCGGCATGGTCCGCCACAGCTCCAGCACCGGCAGCAGCGCGGGGGGGCACGGTGGCACGTCGTCATTACCCCCCGCCCCGGCAGCCACCTGACCAGACGGCGATGCTCCCAGCGCGGAGAAGACAGGCGGCAGGCTGGCGCGCTGCACGGGCGGCACGGTCAGCGCGGGCGGTAGCCCGGCAAGGATCCACGCGCGGATGTCCACGCCCAGCTCAAAGGCCTCGCCAGCGTCCTTGCCCTTGGGCGTGGGCCAGCGCCTGGCGGTCTGGTAGGTCTGCCGCCACCACGCCCAGCCGTTGGCGCCGGGCTTGTCGAAATCGAGCGCGCACAGGATCACCGCGCACCGCCGCAGGACCTCGTGGGCGCGGACATCCGGCTTGCCGCAGTTGGTCAGCACGGAAACCACGGTGGCGATGTCCCCGGCGATATGGTGAACCATCTCCGCGTCCAACTCGGTTTCCACCACCACACCCACGCGCGGGTCGCCATCCAGCAGCATGGTGGCGCCGCCGCAGCTGCCTTCCACCAGCATGTACTTGTCGCCCCACTGGTCCGCGTCGGCATTGGGGCGACGGATCCGGATGCGGATGGGCGGCTCGGACTGACCGGCGGGCCCGTAACAGGGGATGGCGATGCCGCGCGGGATGAACAGGGTGTGGCTTTCCCGCTTGGCGGGCTTGCCGTCCTTGGCTGGGCGGGCGGGCTTGGTTGGCAAGTCCCACACCGTGCGCGGACGGAACGTGCCGCCCCTGCCGTTTTCGCCCCGGAACAGGCCCAGGTGGTAGCGGCGCACGGCCTCTTCCGGCAGGCCACGCTTGGCAAGCCAGGCCATGGCGTTGGGCGCTGCCAGCAAGGCGGCGTGGGCGTCGTCCATGACCTTGGCCGCGCGCTCGCGCCACTTGTCCGAGGGGATGGCCCAGTCACGCGGGGTAAAGACCATGGGCCGGTCGGCCTTGGGCAGCTGGGGCAGGCGGCCAGGGGTTGAGGTGTAGTCTATGCGCAGGGCCTTGCAGGCGTCGGCCCAGCTCAACTTGTCGAAGCGCATCAGGAATTCCACAGCATCGCCGCCCACCTGTTCGTGGCGGCAGAACCACGTCCCGTTCACCCCGGCCTTCTCGCAGGCCGGGCCGCCCTGCTGGTCCGGCCAGACGCGGAAGCGGTCGCGCCCGCCGCAGCTGGGGCACGGGCACGCCCACTCGCCGCCGTGGGTGTTGGCCACGTGCTTCGGCTCCAGGCCACGAGAGCGGAGCATGTCCAGCAAGGGGGCGCTCATTACCGCAATCCTCCCATTGTCCCAAATCCTCCCATTTTCATTTTCTATTTAACCATCCTTTTTCATTAAGAAATAATAGAGTGTGGGATGATGGGAGCGACGCACGTAGGTAATCTGCACCTCTGCATGACGCGCGCGCCCGTGGCAAAGAACTGCTATCAATCCTCCCAACGTCCCACGCACCTGTATTACCCTGTCCTTTCGGATGGTTACAAGTGCTCACCATACTGCAACCGTGGGAGCGTGCGGGATGATTGCGTACCGCGTCAGCCAAAGAGGCTCCTCCTCTTGGCGTCCTTCTGGGTACCCTGGTTGCCCTTTTGGTTGCCCGTTTCGACGTCTTGCTCATATTCTTCAACCACTTCCGGCTGCATGGAGATGCCAAGGTAGTGGTTGCCGCTGGACTTGATCTTTTCGAACCCCTTCTTGACCAGGATCTGGCCAAGCCGTTTAGGGCTGTAGCTGTAGGTGGCGTCCACGTTCTTGTGCAACCACCAGTTGAAGTAATCCAACAGGTTGGCTGCTGAAATCCGGTTGTGCGGCTTTTCCCCGACGGGGGAATCCTCGATGATGCAGCACTCGGTGAGGAACCTGCCCACGTCGTCGAACTCGTTCCGCCGGTCGCGGGTGCAGGCAAGGATTTCCTCCGGCGGGTTCAGCCCCTGCCGCTGGTATTCAAGGCAGCCTCGCACCAACCAAGCCAGGATGCCGGGCAGCTCACGCATGAGCTTGCCTTCCATCTTGGGGTCGCGCGGTCGTTCGTCGGGTGTGACGGGGTTGTCCACGAAGCGGAGTTTGAAAGGCACGGCGATGGTCCGCGACCAGAAGGCGTCGTCGTCGGCCTTCGCGCGCGGGATTTCGTTGGTGAGCAGGAAGAGCAGGTGCGTCTGCATCCAGGAGGAGTACAGCTTGTCTTGCAGGCCGCGCGCGGTCAGCTCACTGCCGCCGGTCAGCCACTTGATCTTGGCCATCGCGAACTTTTGGCCGTCTTCGGCCTCGGTTGCGAAGGCCATGCGCTTGCCGCGCAGGGCCAACAGGTCGGGCTGTGGCCCGCCGCTGTTGCGCGGCAGGTTGGTGGCCAGCAGCATTGCCGTTTCGATGGTGTTGGCCAGGTCCTTGCCGAGGATGGCCGTCAGGACCTTGAGCAGGGTGTCTTTGCCGTTCCGCCCCCGCGCCCCGTAGAAGACAAACCAGACGTGATCCTCCCGCGCTCCCATGATGCCGTAGCCCAGGGCGCGCTGCAGGAAGTCCACCACGGCCTGGTTCTCGTGGCACGAATACATGAACTTTTCGAATTCCGGGCACTTGGCGTCTATGCCCTGCCAGTCTATCGGGCAGGCATTCATCACGTAGTCTTCCGGGCGCCCGTCGCGGTGCTCCCCGGTGCGGAGGTCGATCACGCAGTTGCGGCAGGCCAGCAGGTACGGCTGCTGGTCCAGCTCGTCGCCCGTGATGGCCAGCGGATCCGCGATGGTGTGGGTGCACCGCAGTACCTGTTCCCGCCCGTTCGGGGCGCGGAGCTGACTGACGCGCTTTAGCAGTTCCTCGCGCTGGCGCTCCAACCCCGCCTTGTCGTCTCCCACCAGCTGCTCCGCATCCTTGCCGAGCTTGGCAGCCTGCTTCAGGTAGACCTCGCACACGGCCTCGATGGAGGCCGTGGCCGTCTCCATGATGTCCTCTTCCCAATGGTGCCCGGCCCAGCGGAGGAAGCGCCCCCACCGCTTGACGTAGACGTACTTGCCCCGGTGCAGCGCGTTGAAGATCATCGCGTCGCCTACCCGGTTCGCCCGCAGGCACTTCATCACATATTCGGGCGACAGCTTGGGCGGGCCCGCCGGTTTGCCCTGGGCGTCGTCGGGCATGGCCGCCCGCTCCTCCTCCACGCGGTCGGCCACCTGGGCGCGGATGTCGTCCAGCTCGCTACCCAT